AATAGAACTGTAGTCTAAAAGACTTTAAATCCAAGAATTGCCTATCATTATTGATGGAGAACTATTCTGTTTTTTATAAATATAACAATAATGATAAATAGGAGACAAATATGTCATCACAAATAACAACAGCGTTTGTAGAACAATATTCTGCAAACATACAAATGTTATCTCAGCAAATGGGATCACTTTTAAAAGACAATGTTAGAAATGAATCTGTAGTTGGAAAAGATGCTTACTTTGACCAAATTGGCAAAGTAACAGCTATTATAAAAACTACTAGACATTCTGACACACCACAAATTGATACACCTCACTCAAGAAGAAGAGTATCACTAGCTGATTACGAGTTTGCTGATCTAATAGATCAACAAGATAAAATCAGATTGTTAATAGACCCAACTTCATCTTACGCAAAAGCCGCTGCATACGCAATGGGAAGAGCTACAGATGATGTTATTATAGCAGCAGCACTAGGTTCGGCTAATACTGGCGTATCCGGTGGAACAGCAGTTGGTTTTCCTTCAGCTAATATTGTTGCAGTTGATGTTGGTGCAGTTAGTAGTTCTACTACTATGAACATTGCTAAACTAGCTTCAGCAAAAAACAAGCTAGATGCTGGTGATGTTGACCCGTCAATTAAAAGACACATCATTGTATCTCCAAAAGAGATTAGTGATCTATTAAATAACACTACTGTTACTTCAAGTGACTTTAACACAGTTAAAGCATTGGTTCATGGTGAAATTGATAGTTTTATGGGATTCAAATTTCATGTGTCTAATAGACTTGTTAAGAACGCAGCTGGAAATACACAATGTATAGCCTTTGCAGAAGATGGTATCTTACTTGCAACTGGTAAAGACGTAACTGCTAAGATAGACGAAAGAGCAGATAAGTCTTACGCTACACAAGTGTACTACTGTCAAACAATCGGTGCAACTAGAATGGAAGAAGCGAAAGTTATTTCAATTCTTGCACAATAATAATAGCTAAAATAAAGGAGAAATAATATTATGGCTAATTCAATACAATACGCAAAAACAGTTAGTACACCTTCTGTAAAGTTGGCTACTAACGAATTAACAGGAAGAGTAAGAGTAGCTTTTGCTGAATTTGAAGCAACTGGAGAACAAGGTACTATTAATATGTTTGTTCTACCTACTGGAGCAAGAATCGTTAGATCGAGAAATGCACATGATGCTTTAGGTGGTTCTACAACTTTATCAGTTGGACACGCAGCATACGTTACTGCAGCAGGTGTCGCAGTAGTAGCTGATGTAGATGAGTACTTAGCAGCTACCGCTTCAACAGGTGCTGTTGGACATGACGTTGCTAACACTATAGCTTTGGGTGAAAACTCAGTTACAGATGCTAATGAAGATGGTGTTACAATTACAGTTACAATGGCTGGTGGAAATTGTACTGGTACTATTCAATTATCTATGTTTTACGTTTTAGATTAATACTTATTTTAGGGGGTGGAAGCGAGAGTGGAAACCCCCTAGAGTGCATGAAACAAATTAAAGATTTAAAACCTGTATTACATCTTAAAAAAGACAATTACATTTACAGGTATGTATTAGTAGACAGATTTCAAAATGATGGTAAGAATCATTATGGTTTTGACACTAAACAAGAAAAGACAACAGAAGAAATTTTTGCGTTAAAAAGTAATAGACAAATCAGACGTAAATATATAATAAGGAAGTAATATGGCATCAGTAGTAGGAATATGTAATGGAGCATTAAATCAACTGGGAGCTACAACAATACTTTCATTAACAGAAGATTCAAAAAACGCTAGACTTTGTAATGCTAGATATGCAGAAGTAAGAGACGCAGTATTTAGATCACACGTTTGGGGATGTTTACAAGTAAGATCAGCAATAGGTTTATCAACTACAACACCTGCTTGGGGTTTTAAATTTAAATTTGATCTACCCGGTGATTGCATTAGATTACTTAGAATATTAGATTACGATTCTAATTATAAAGTAGAGGGTAGAAGTATATTAAGTAACAACAATACAATGAAAATTTTGTATATATCAAGAATTACTGATCCAAACCAATATGATGAATTATTAAGAGAAACTTTATCAGCAGCATTAGGTGCAGACATTGCTTATGCAATAACATCTAATAATAGAACCTCTCAAAATATGATTGCATCATATCAAGAAAAATTAAGAGACGCTAGATTTGTAGATTCTACTGAAGGATATAATATAAATCCTGACAATGGAATGACAGATGTAGTTTCAGCAGATACATTTATTAATTCAAGGTACTAATGGCTAGAGTAGCTGCACAACTCACAAACTTTACAGCGGGTGAATTATCACCTAGACTAGATGGTAGAAATGATTTAGCAAAATATTCTGCTGGATGTGCAATCGTAGAAAATATGGTTATCTATCCTCATGGTGCGGCAGCTCGTAGACCCGGAACACAATATGTTTCTGAAGTAAAAACTTCTGCTAACTCTACAAGAATAATTCCTTTTGAATTTAATACCGAACAAACTTATATTATAGAAGTGGGAAATCTATATATGAGATTTTATAGAAACAATGGTCAAATTTTAGAAGGCAACAAAACTATAACAGCAATTACAAAAGCAAATCCGGGTGTAATAACTTCTAACTCACATGGTTATTTAACTGGAGACGAAATTAATATTGCTGGTGTTGTAGGTATGACAGAACTTAATAACAAAAGATTTTTAGTTGTTAAGATAGATGGTAATACTTTTTCTTTAAAAGATATAGATGGTACAGTAATTAATACTACAAACTTTACTACTTATGGTTCTGCGGGAACTATGAATAGAGTTTTTGAAATTGTAACACCTTATACTACAGCACAAGTGTTTGATTTAAAATTTGCACAATCTGCAGACGTTATGTACATTACACACCCTTCTCATCAGACAAGAAAATTATCAAGAACAGATCATACTGCTTGGACTTTAAACGCTGTTGCTTTTACTAAAGGTCCATTTTTAGATACTAATATTTCAACAGTAAATTTTACAGCTAGTGGAACAAGTGGTTCTGTAAATGTAACAGCTTCTGCAATTACAGCAGTTAATGGTGGTGTTGGTTTTTTAGCAAGTGATGTTGGTAGACAATTAAGAATAGGTAATGGTTATGCAGATATAACAGCAAGAACAAGCTCAACAGTTGTGGTAGTTACTACAACAGAAAATTTTGCAAATACAAATGCTTCAACTGATTGGTCATTAGGAGCATTTTCTACAACAACAGGTTTTCCAGCTTGTGTATCTTTCTTTGAACAAAGATTAGTTTTTGCTGGTACAATTAATAATCCACAAACAGTTTATTTTTCTAGGTCTGGAGATTATGAAAACATGGATGCAAACATTGGTGGTACTGTGGCAGATGATGATGCTGTGGTTTATACTATTGCATCTAATCAAGTAAACTCAATTAGATTTATGTCATCAGCTAGAACTTTAATTATTGGAACTGCAGGTGGTGAATTTGTTGTATCTGGTGGTGGAGATAATAATGCTGTTACTCCTACAAACATTATGATTAAAAAACAATCTAATCATGGTGCAGCAAATGTAGATGCAATATCAGTTGGTAATGCAACATTATTTTTGCAACGTGCTAAAAGAAAAATTAGAGAACTAGCATATAACTTTGATGTAGATGGTTATATTGCTCCAGATTTAACTATACTTGCCGAACACATTACCGAAGGTAATATTGTAGAAATGGCATATCAAGAAGAACCTTTAGCAATCATATGGTGTGTTAGAGGTGATGGTCAATTAATTGCTTTAACATATCAAAGAGAACAAGAAGTAGTTGCTTGGCACAGACATATTGTTGGCGGTTCATTTGGAACTGGTAATGCGGTAGTTGAAAGTGTTGCGGTAATTCCAACTGAAGATAGTGAGTATGAATTATATGTAGTTGTTAAAAGAACCATTAATAGTGCAACAAGAAGATATGTAGAATACTTACATACGTTTGATTTTAATGAATCAAACAATACAACATTTAATTATTTAGATTCTCAATTAAGTTTATCAAAATCTTCAACAACTTTAACTGCTGGTATAAGTGCTACTGCAACAACTGTTCCTGTTGATTCAATTTCTGGTTTATCAACTTCTGGTAAAATAAAAATAGGCGGAGAAATTATTGCTTATACAGGAATAACAAATCTTAATTTAACAGGATGTACAAGAGGTTCAGATTCTAGCACAGCAACAGCTCATTTGGTAAAAGCTGTTACAAAAGAAGTAGTTAATATTATAACTGGATTAAATCATTTAGAAGGTCAAACAGTTTCAATACTTGCTGATGGTGCTACTCATCCTACAAAAGTTGTATCAAGTAATCAAATAACTTTAGATAGATTTGCAACAGATGTTAAAATTGGATTACAATATACGTCAATATTAAAAACAATGAGAATAGATGCCGGTTCACAAGATGGTACTTCTCAAGGTAAAACTAAAAGAATATATGAAGTTACTGCCAGACTATTTGAAACAGTTGGTGTTGAGGTAGGACCAGATTTAAACAACATGGAAAGAATACCATTTAGAACTTCTGCTGATCCTATGGATCAAGGTATTCCACCATTCACAGGAGATAAACAAGTAGAATTTAGAGGAAACTATGATACAGATGGTTTTATGATGGTAAGACAAACGCAACCTTTGCCTTTAACCCTTTTATCATTATACCCAAGATTGGTAACTAATGATGGATAATAAATTGCATATAACACCTTATACAAAAGAACATGGAGAATTTATATTATCATGTCAAATGAATCATAAAATTTTAGAAGCTGATTCTAAATGGATAAAACTTATGGGTGATGCTAAAAATTTAGAACAAGATCATTTAGCTTTTACAGGTATCGTAAATCATAAACCTATTTTTGCCGCAGGTATGAAAATGGTTTGGGGTCAAGTTGCTGAAGGTTGGGTTATAGCTACAAATGAAATGTGGAATCATCCATTAGGAGTTGCTAAAGCAATTAAAAAAGATTTTGCTAGAGTTGCAAAGGAACATAATATAAAGAGAGTACAAAGTGGAATTAGAAAAGATTTTAAAGAAGGCATAAGATTTGCCGAATGGTTAGGATTAGAAAGAGAAGGCTTAATGAAAAACTGGGGATTTGACGGATCAGATCAATATATGTATGCGAGGATATTTTAATGGGTCAAGTAGCAGCAGCCACAGCATTTACAGCAGTAATGGGAGCAGCACAATACAAGGCTCAAGGTAAAATTGGTAAATTTAATCAATCAGTTGCAAATAGAAATGCACAAGTTTTAGAAGGTCAAGCTGCACAACTAGAATCTAAAAAAGAATTTGACATAGCTCAATTTCAAAAAGAATTTAGACAATTAGAAGGTGCGACTACTGTTTCACTTGCAAAATCTGGTGTAGAAATTGGAAGTGGTACAGCCGCTAATATAGAATTATCAAATGCTTACGAAGCAAAATTGCAAGAAAATTTAATTGAATACAATTCTAAAGTTGCTCAAAGTAATAAAATGGAAGAAGCTAACTTTGCAAGAATTAGAGGTACAATGGCAAGAAATGATGCTAAGATGGCTCAAATAAATACAGTAGCTTCTACAGGAACAAGTCTATTAAAAATGGGGGGATATACCGGATAATGCCAAAAATACCTACTTTCCAAGCTAAAGGATCAATAGAACAATTACAAGGTACTACAACCAATATTCAAATGGGTTTAAATAATACTCTTGCTAATGCCTTATCACCTATAACAGATATGGTTGTTAATAATAAAATACAACAAAATGATACGCAAAATAGAACTGAAGCATTAAGATTAGGAAATGAGTTTACTAGAAAAATGAATACTCTTGAAGATACTATTGCTAATGACAATACTGGTTTAGGAGTTAATAAAGAAGCGGCTAATAATTATTACAAAGAGCAAACAAATAATTTAATTAGTGAATTTAAATTAAAAACAAGTAATAGTGCTACTTCAACTTTATTTACAAATAATGCTTTAACCGCAGTAAATAGAGGAATTTATAGAATTGATACTATAGTAGATAAAAATGTTTTTAAAGATTTAGGAAACCAAGTAGATCAAGCAGAAAAATCTTTAATAACTCAAGCTCTTTTTAATAATAAAGATCAAAATATTAATGATGAATTTGGTATGCTTGGTAATGTAAATGATTTTGATTACGCTACTCTTGAAACAAACTTAACAAAATTATATACAGATGCTTATTCTGGTAAAATACCTGCTGCAAATTTAGATGGAATTATTAATAATATTCCTTCTCTTGTACAAGGTTTTCAAGCAAACAAAGATATTTATGATAATCCTAGTTTTGCTTACACAGAACTTAACAAAGGAGAAAACAGTTCAGTTTATCCAGATTTAAAAGTTGAACAAAGAACTAAATTAATTAATAAAGTTAAAACTATGATGGTTCAACCAATGAAAAAAGAATTTGCTAATGTTGTTTTTTCTTTACAAGACAAAGGTACAGAACAACCTTTTAATTTTCCTTTTGCAAAAGAAATTTTACCAATAGAAGAATACAATGAATTAAAAACAACTTATGATTTAGCTAAAATTAATGCTGAAGATGTAAGGTTGATTAGAACATTATCTTTAAATGAAGCAGATAAACTTATTGAAAGTAAAAATTTTAATACAGATTCATATATAGGATCAGCAGATCGTATAACACAAGCTAAATTAAAAGAAGGTTTAATTAATGCTAGAGATAATACAATAAAACAAATGGAAAATGATCCTGTTAAATTTCAAATAGACACAAGTACAGAGATAGCAGAATTATATAATGATTATATAAATGAAACAGAAAATGCACAAGTTAAAGCATCTAATTTAAAAATATTAAATGATGCAGTAATAGAAGATCAAATTAAAAGAGGAGTTAATTTAGCTAATTTAAAAATATTAACTAAAACACAAGTTACTAATATTAAAAATGATTTTTTAGACACAAGCATTACATCAGAAGATAAATTAAAATTAATAGAACAATTAAAAGTAACCTATGGTGATGAAAAAATGGGAATGATTCTTAATCATTTACAAGATGAAAAAACACCTGAAACTATATTAATGGCTATTGCCACAGATAGTACGGAGTTAGCTAAAGATTTATTTAATAGTAGTACTTTACCACAATTAATTATTGGTGCTAATAATAAAGAATCAGGAAAAGTTGCAAGTTTACAAAAATTAATTGCTAAAGAAACAGAAGATTTTGGACAAGTACTTGATTCTCAAGGAGAAGGTTCTGAATCTAAAGCTGCTAAAATGAATAGAATTAATGAAGCCTTATTAAAAGTTGTTTTAGTAAGAACAAATAAAAATGTAAGTGCAGAAGATGCAGTAGAATCTGCAGCTAATGATTTTTTAAATGATTATGTTCTTAATGATGCTTTAACCGCATTAATACCAAAAACTATAAATAAAAAACCTATACCTATAGCGGCTGTTCAAAACAAAAATGAAGCAATTTTACTTGGAGTAAAAGATACTTCACCGGGAAATTATTTAGATCGTTTTATGGGAGACAAAGGATATATGCACTATGCGGCATCTTTAAATCTTCCTAATTTAACTGAAGAAGAAGCTAAAAAAAGAATAGGATTTACTATTCGTAACTATTCTAAATGGTTAAATAATAGCGATATGACAGGTATGGTTTTATATTCTGATTTTGGTGGTGCTGGTATGCAACCCGTAGTAAATGCTGATGGTCAAAGAATAGAATATTATCTTTTAAAATTACCTAATCAAGACCCTACAATTAATGATACAGCTTCTGTGTACCCTGTAACTGGTGATGTATTACCACTTTTACCCGATCCACCTTCTGGTGATTATTTTCAATATGATGAATTTTTAATTGATGAGACTATTAATAATGCAAAAAAATAAAATTAAAAAATGATTAATCTTGGATTAGGCACATTTAAAAAATCAAAAGAAGAAATAGGTTCTTTATATAATCAAAGTAGAACTAGTTTTCTAGATGCTGCTCATGCTAACTTTATGAACACA